TGTAGGAATGCCAGAATATAACAATGTCGTAGTACCAGAGCCTTTTATTACTGCAACTTTTAAATTTAGAAATCAAGAAGACTTTGATTTTTTTCATAACTTTTTAAAAGATAACTTATACAAAGAAAAAAAGATTTTTGATGGTATGCAGAGAAAAGATAAAAAATCAACTTGGTATCCGTTAAATGAAAAAGCAAGTAAATATATTTATGAAGATGAAAAATAGATTTCCAATTTACATAATAAGCAAAGGAAGATGGGAAAGACGACAAACTGTAAAAACTTTAGATTTTTGCGGTGCTAATTATAGAATAGTAGTTGAACCATCCGAATACGAAAATTATGCAAGTGTAATAGATAAAAATAAAATATTAGTATTACCTAGTAATTTTAGTGAACTTGGGAAAGGTAGTATTCCTGTTCGTAATTGGGTATTTGAACATTCTATAAAAGAGGGACATTTATGGCATTGGATTTTAGATGACAATATTGAATCTGTTGAAAGATTTAACAATAATATGAAAGTAAAATGCAAAAGCGTTGCTCCATTTATTGCTATTGAAAATTTTGTAATGAGGTATAAAAATATTGCACAATCTGGAATGAACTACGCTTTATTTTGCCCTGCATCTGAAAACAGAAAACCTTTATTATTTAATACTAGAATTTACTCTTGTATTTTAATAAATAATTCAATACCGCATAGATGGAGAGGTCGTTATAATGAAGATACCGACCTTAGTTTAAGGCTTTTAAAAGATGGTTGGTGTACAGTATTGTTTAATACTTTTTTAATCGGAAAAAGAGCAACAATGACACAAGGCGGAGGTAATGCGAAAATTTACAAAGAAACGGATAATCGTTACGAATTCGCAAAATCATTAGCTGACCAACATCCAGACGTTGTAAAAATAACTACTAAATTTGGCAGGTATCATCACCACGTAAATTATAAGCCATTTAAAAGTAATTTGCTTATAAAAAAAGAAGAAATTAAAATAAATGAAAATATTAATAATTTCGGATTAGTATTAAAAAAAGTTTCTTATGAAAAATAAACGTAGCATTATCGCTAACGTTTTGCAGCTACACGATGCCAGCCTATGCGGTTGCGTTGATTCGGCTGGTATTGTGTAACTGTTGTTATAGGTAGGACGGCAAAAGTATAAAGTAACAATTAAATAAATACAAAATGGAAAAAATTAGATTAGAAGATTGTAAAGCAGGAGATTATATTGAAGTCTTAAAAGATGGAAATGGTTTATTAAAAAATTTGACAATTGGTAAAAAATACCAAGTTAATAAAATAGCTGAAAAAGGCAAAATTGAATTCGGAAGTCAAAATAGTAGAATTATGTTTAGAATTAGAAACAATGCCAACGCAGTAAAATGGTATGCAGTATCTTCTGATTGTTGGTTCTCTTGTTCACGGTAGTCTTACCTATAACTACCTACTAACCGATATTAAACTATGCAAAATATTGAAAATAAGATAGTTATACGTTTTAAAGTTTACCATAATATTGTATGTTTAAACGATGGTTTATTATATCAATTAGAGCATTGTCCATCGAAAAGAACTAAAGTATTTCGTAAATTAACATACAACGAAAAACGAAACGCATATTATATTAACGGTCAATTAGTAACTCGTAAACGTTTAAATCTTCTTAAGATATAAAAAAACAAACAAGCATACAACAAAGGCAATTCCTATCCATAGATTTGAATTGTCTTTTTTTTGTGTAATCTTTTCTTTTTTAGCAATATCCTTTTTTACTCTTATAACCTTTGAATCGATAATATCTTTTTTCAAGTGAGTAATACTTTTATCAAACGTTATTGAAGCGTTTATATACTCTATTCCGCCTATAATTAACGGCTTTGAAGTATCTCTTGCTTTTACGAATAATATATCATTAAAACGCACACTATTAGATAGTGTGCGTTTATTGTTAATACTGATTGAATCGGTTTTAATTCCTGTAAATTTTGTTTCAGCAGTTCTTGTGCCACAACTTACAAGTAGTATTAAAATTCCGATGGTGTTAATTTTTTTCCCCCGAATAAAATTAACGAAATTTTGTTGAATAAGTTTTTCACGATATGTTAGTTTTTTCATATATATAGCAATTAGTGTGCCAAATAAATTTCGGCTTCGTAATTTCTTCTTTTTGTCAATCCTTTTAATACTTGCCCACCTGCTTTATTCCACCTTTTAAACTCATTCGGTATTGATGGGTCATTTGGGTTTACATTTACTTTTTTAAGCAATGTAGAGCCTATAAACGAGCCTGTACCTATATTGTAAGCCAAAGATACTAAAGCGTTAAATTGGTTTTGTGTAACGGGTTGTTTTAAAGACTTACTTACTGCTTTTGCGAAACGGTTGGCTATTTCTTTAAACATTTCAAACGCTTCTTTTTGCGTTATCTCTTTATCGAGCATAGTCACACGTGTACCGTCTTTATAATAGGTGTTACCATATCCAATAGTAGGTATTTTTACAGAGTCTAAATAAGGTTTTAATTTCAATCCCTCAAAGTCTGTTATCAATTTGTAACCGTCGTTGTTTAAGTTCATTTGTCTTTTGTAAATAACCAATATATTATACTTCCTATTCCTAAGATAAGGCTTCTAACCCCCCATTTATAATTTGAAAAAGCTTCTTCATATAGTATCTGTTTTTCTTCAATCTTATGAACTCGCTTATCAATATCGTCTAATAGGTGAATTATTCCTTTGTTTCCATTTAGATTGCTACCTACCAAAGAAGTTTCAACGGACTTAAGGACGTCTTTGACGTCCTGCATATCCGTTTTGTAAACTTTGAAATGGTTTTCCAATCTATCTATTTTTTCTAAAAATAACTTATTCTCCACTTGGCTTCGTAAAAAAGTTCTTAATTAAATAAGCTAATCCACCACTTAAAGCTGATAAACCTATTATCTTCCAATTGAAAGTCCAAGAACCTAACTCAATAGATTGTTGAATAATCACTACTACTGGTGTCAATACTGCCATTAACAACCCTTTACCAAAATCCTGCCAATTAAGGCTTAAAAATTTACTCATATTATATTGATTTTAAAGTTAATCCTAATGTACTTAATACTATATTTTCTACTAAGCTATTATCATCGCTCCAAGCGTCATATTGAGCCTCTGTAAGTTGTAGATTACCACTTGCAACAACTTCGTTTAATGCTGTTTGCACCTCGTAATATACTGAACACGTGTTTACCCTTGTGTGTTCCATTATAGGACGTACTAATAATTTTGTGCCTACTTTTGGCGGTAATCCTAAACTGATTTCATTGATTTCAAACATATATATTATTTTTAAATTTATTAATGAGCTACCCAGTTCGTACCGTCGTGAAAGACTGGAGTTACAACTGCTCCACCACCTACTACGGTAGCCATGTAAGTAGGTGCTAAAGCGTCTGTTACGTATGCGGTATCACCTTGTGCGCCTGTTGGTAGTGTTGATACGGTGTATTGTGCTAGTCTTTGAACTCTTTTAGAATCAACATATCCTTTGTCAACTAAGGTACGTGCATCGTATGAACCTGATAAATCGGTAGCATATTTTAATTTAATATCTGATTCCCAAAAAGTAGTTTTGTAAAGTAAATATCCTGCGTATGGAAATATAGTATTGTATAATCCCATTCCATCAACTACTTTATAACCTCTGGTTGCTGAAAATTCTCTTGACTTTGTTTCTGAATTTATATTAGCTATATTTCCTTGGTCGTCTACTGAAAAAACACCTGAGCCAGAACTATTCAATGCACTTATTGAAAATGTTGTATTTCCAGTTCCAGTTCCTTTTATTACTAATCTTGCATCACCAGTTGGTGGCGTTACCGTTCCAATACCTACATTTCCACTATTACTATTGGCTATATCATTTCCTGTTGTAGTCCATGGTGTAACTCCGCTACTTACTTTCTCAACCTTACCCGTACTTGTGTTTCTTGTAAGAATATCATATCCCCCTGCGCTTGTGGTTGGGGCGGTGTTCAATCCTACGCTTCCTGTAACTTGTAAAGCATCTACTCCGTTATCAGTTGTTGTGCCTATTAAATTACGTCCAGAAAAATAATTTTTAGCCAAAGAATCCTCTTGGTAAATTGCCCAATAATTTGTAGGGGTTATTCCTCCTGATGAATTTTCCAAATATAATGCCTTACTAGTTCCAATACTGCCTCCCTGATGATATGGGTGTATTGTTACACCGTTTGCAGACTCTGTATGTCCTGTGGCATTTGGTAAATGCCCATATATAGCTGCTACGCTGTGCAAGTATGCTAATGTACCCGCATCTAATACATTATCCCTCAAGATTGATGAATATACTCCTATATGTAAACCGTTTTGTGAGACTCCAGAAGGTATATTAAAACTAGGTCTTAATTTTATCACTGTTTGCTCGTAACTACCTGATGAAGGTGTGGTGTAGTTAGGTTTGAAATGTGATACATAAACAGGGGAAACTCCAGCCACCATATCACCTCTTACATCTAATTTATAAGCGGGTGTTACCGTTCCAATCCCTATATTTCCGCTATTACTATTGTATATGTCATTCCCTGTTGTAGTCCAACTACCAACCCCACTACTATCCACTTTCTCAACCTTACCAGTACTTGTATTTCGTGTTAATATATCATAAGTACTTGCACTTGTAGTAGGTGCGGTTATAATACTTAGATTTCCACTTGAATCAAACTCTCCTCGTTTAGTGCTGTTAGTAAAGAATGCTAATTCACCACTCGCACCACGTTCTACAGCTACGTCAGTTATATTATTACCACCTGCTCCCATTTCAAGTCGCATACGTGGATATGAATTAAGCCTAAACATTGGGTTTACATCGGTCAAAGAAGCGAATCCCTCAAAATGTGAACCAATTGATGTTTTTACCGATGCTGCAATTCCTTTTCTATCAACCTCAAAAACAGTTCTTTCTACTGTATTGTCATCACTATACATGATACGTATTTCAGGGTCACCATCACCTGCCTGTATAATACGTCCTATTTGAAAAATAGGGTTTACAGAAACTCCGGAACCTGTTGGAACTCCTAAGTTTTCACCCGTTGTACTAAAGTCACGTTTGAACTTTTGAGCAACCTCACCACCTCCTTCAAGTAATATGTTTCCGTCGCCAATATGGAATAATTCACCTGGAACAACCGCTGAACCTAAACCAATATTTCCACCGACTTGTATTAATGCACTATCTCCTAAAGTAGTTGAACTATTGAATTTCGGTATTCTGTTTGTAGTTCCTGAACTTCCTACTGGTGTATATCCTAATAATTGAGGTATCGTTTTATTTTCCCACAATCCCTCAGTTATTGATCCTATTACTTTATTAGCAGTAGTACTTGTAATTTTTACATCATGTAACTCACTTAATGCTAATCCTGTATCTACTTTAACAAAAATATTTCCTTGTGTAGCATGTGCCCTTACAACATATCCTGCTATAACTTTATGATTTGGACTTGTAGGCGGAACATTAGTCAAATGCCCTGCTATTGTATCACTTAAATATAATACATCGCCATCTATCCAAGTTTCGCCTTGAATACTTCCTGTTGTGTTTATATTTCTAACAAGTCCACTTGTTGTTATAAACCCTTCTAAATTATTATTAATGTTTTCAGTTACTAAACCAATTGTTTTATTTGAGTTAACTGTATTGTTGGAAAGTGCTAAATCTACTTTTAATCTATTTCCTTGTGCTCCTGATATATACACACAATGATATCCTGATTCTAATAAATCACCACCTGTTTTATTTACAACACGCAATACTTGTTCCTGTCCTACTTGTAATGTAACATTACCACCTTTAAGCATTACTTCAATAGTTCCATCAGTATCATTCCATCTGACTTTACCTACTCCAAATGTTCCCGTAGGTGTTGTATCAAATTCAAGTTGCCCTGTTTTAATTTGAAACTCTCCTAAATCGACATTAGTTGTTGCTCCTGTGTATGGTACTAATCCAGACACATCAGGAATTATTCCTGCTTTAAATTCACTATAATCTTCTTTGCTTAAATATCCATCTTGTAATGCGGATACTTTTTGAATAGACATTACATTCGTAAATGCATTATAATTTAATGGAGTCAATGCCGTAACGGCTGACGCTTCAGTTATAGTTATTGATTCATTCAACGCAAGTAAAACCTGTCTTATTTTTGCAGGTGAAACTTGCATTGTATTATTATCAATGATAAGTGTATTTATTAAATTTTGTCTTTCTTCTTGTGTCATATCTAAAATTTAAGAGAATCCAAAATCGAATCCATTAGTAAATGCTCTCCCTATTGCTGGAGGTGTTATTTGTGATTGCCTGTCGATAAAAAATAGAATCTGAGTAACCTCTCCAGATTCTAGTAATTCTGCATTAATTTCAAAATCTATTCTAGTTCCTGCAATGTTATAAACTAACTCTTTTATTTCAATTCTACGTTCCCACTTCCCTATTGCGTCTATTATTTCTGCTGAAATATTTGCAACTGCGGTATTTATAGGTGTATCGATAAACTGCCAAATATCTGAACCGAAAAACGGTCTCAAAGGATCACTTCCCTTAGTTGTTGTTAATATCGTTCCAATACATTGGCGAATGTCATTTATTCCTTGAACAACTTCACCAATCATTTGATTGGATAATTGCCAGTTTGTTGCTCGTATATCTTGAATTTTTGTAGCCATATTACGGTATTGGTTGTCCCGAAGTTCCTCCGCCTGTTGTTACCCCTGAATGAACGTGTGTTTTTAAAGAAACTGTTCCTGCTTTAACATCTCCTGCAACTTCTAAATTGCCAGTTACTGGTGTTCCTGAAGGTCCTGAAATTGTTCCTGTAACGGTTATTGGACCAGTTACTGCAACAATACCATTCAATTGAATTATTGGCGCTTCTATTTTCGCAAGTGTCGTAGCTGTTACATTAGCATTTGTAGCTGAAATACTTGCCGTTCCGCTTGTATTTACGTTTGCATTAACCGAATCAATATTTACTACCGATGTTGATTTTATGCTAATTTCGCCTTTAATATCTAATGTGTATTTATGCGTGTTTTTATTATATTCTATTACTGAATTATCTTCAAATTTTACTCTAAAAATTCCTTTACCACCACCGTTTGGTGATTTACTATCATTGAATAATGCGCCTAAAATAACTCCTTCTTCGCTATTTTCGTCCATTAAACAAGCGACTTGCTCATTAATTGTAAACGTATGCGAAAAACTATCTGAAATTGCACCCATAACACACACTTGCAACCAATCAGATACAATGCCATCGTCTGTGAATGTCACACGTGCATATCCTTTGGTTGGGTCAACTTCCGTTATGTTTCCGAATCTTAGCATTTTTCAAAGATATTATTTTTTATTGAATCTTAGTTGGATTTCCGTATGGATATTTATTGTCAGGAAACTTAAAATTTCGCACTGATACATTATTTGATTGCTTCGGTTTTTTATGCTTAGTTATTTGCTCTGATTTTGAAGGTAAATTCAATCTCTTAATGTCAATTGATACTGTATAACCGCTGGATTTATCAATTTTATGTGAACTTGATTTTATATGATATTTCCCCGATAATTTACCCACTCCAGTAAACTGAACATTATTTCCTGCAATAGCTAATGTAGTGCCTTGCATATCAATAGTGCCCTCCATTTGGTTGGTAGCTGATAAATGCATAATAGCTTTGGATTTCGCTTCGGCTTGTTGCTTATTTTCGGCTTTAGTATATGTAATTCCGCTGTCTTGTGTTACTGGAGCATCGCTTGAAAATCCTTGTTCGTCTTGGTATTTTTCAAATGCTAAATCCGTGGAAACGGATTCGTTTTTCTTTGCGTTTTTTGATTTTACCGAAGCTGATTTTATCATGCCATCAGCTTTATCTTTAAGTGAATAAGCCGATATTTCAGATTTATCAATAGTGAAACTTGTGTTTCTTTTTTCGATGCTATAAATTGACGTAAATGTAATTACACTGTCACGAACTGCAAATAATACTCCATATTCCTGTGAAATTCGTTTCAAGAAACCCAAGTCTGTTTCTTTATTTTGGGTAATACGTCCAAAAGTTATCTCGGGAATTTCGCCTTGAATTGTAAGGTTATTTTTCGATGCCACTTTTTCAGCTATTTGCTTCAAAGTTTTATTTTCGTGTGCATCTGATTTTTTTGTCCGTAATGAATTCACAATACCAGTTGCCATTCCACGAATAGTGACTACATCTGGTGGTCCTTTCAATTCTATTTCATCAATCTCAAAAACTCCACATTTCAAATTTTCAATTGATACCGTTAATTTTGCACCCTTCTCTGGGTACCACGAATTTTGCCAACGCAAATCCACGTCCTCAACTTCAATTTCTATTTCGTCGCTCTCACCCTCTGTTTTGTCGTTGTAGGTAAGCGATAGCATATATTTTGAAATATCGGCTGTTATATTTTTATTATTGTATAATACGGTAAATTGTGGCGTAGTTACATTCATATTATCGTTTCCAAGGTGGTAATAATTCACTATCTATTTGTATATCTCCAGATTCTAAAATAGGAACAATTATTCGTGTTCCTAATGGAATTATTGGTGAAATAACTACGGATGCATTAGATTCAATTAATCCATTTATAAGCGAAGCGTCTCCGTAGGCTTTCATTGCGATTATATCCCAACGGTCTCCTTGTTTCGATATATATTCTACAAAATTACTCATATCCTACGAATTATTGAATTATTGCTTATGTCTAAATTTGACGAATTTAAACTAATAATTGAACCGCTTAATTGTTGGTTCAATGTCTTAAATGAATTTATATCCGTAACTGGTAAAATTGCCTTCATATTCTGAACACGTACGTACACGTCATTCAATGCTACAGGCATATTTTGAGCTAAATTTTGCAATTCCGAAGCGTTGGATAAAATAGATTCAATATCTGAAATATTACCTTCAATATCAGTAAGTGACTTGTTTATTTTTGCACTCCAGTATTCTGATTGCGAAGGATTTTTATTTATTTTTTCGGTATAAATTCCAGTAAGTGTTGCCGAAGTTTTAATCTTTGAAACCTCAGCAGTCAATGTCATTCCTTCCGAAATTTTAGGCGGTAAAACAGTACGTACATTTGAATTTCTAACCGATGTGGCAAATGCCTGATTAATTGACTGAAATTCAGCTTCACGCAATGGATCATCTGAGAATGATTCTAGTAATTCAATATTTAATGTCACTTCTATTAGATTCCCTAATGGGTCTGTGAATGAATTATTTTGTGAAAAATTAGGAATTACAAAAAAACCAACTACGTTACCATTACCTAAAATAAGTGGTAATACTTGACGCTCATTCATTGCAGTTCGTAACGTCTCAATATCAGCTTCAGGGTTTGTGAATTCAGAATGCAAATACATATCAAATGAAATACTATCTAAATTATCTCCAATAGCCTGTAATCTTGGTTTTCCATTGATTCGCTCATGCTGTGCATAATTCACACCACGCTCATGTGAGAATGAAGAAAATCCCTTAAGTCCTTCAAAACGAAT